GCTGGTGTTAAAGATCCAAGAGAAGCCCGTCGGAAAGAAGAAAACGCCTTGAAGAAATCCATGGCCGAAGAGAATGAAAAAAAGCTTGAGGAAGAAATGAGGATTCAAAGAGGTATATATGCATCTGATTTAAAGAAACGTTTACGGAGGGTAGATGAAGAAGAAATCAAGCAAATGGTGGCCACTGCAGAGAGAATGGGTACCATTAGGGAAAGAGCAGAAGATAAGCTAAGAAAATCTGGCCAATTGGTTGAATATCAAGATCCAGAGACCCTTATGGAGAGAATGGAGAAATTGGGTAGGGGACTTAAAGCGAGTGGTGCGACAAAAGAAGATGCGGACAGATTTACCAGAATGAGTAATGCGCTTAAAAGTACCGATCTTGAAAAGAGACGAGCAGGATTACAGGAAATGAAAAAACTCGAGGCTGAAATGAAGACTCGACAAGAGAAACGTAGTTCTCCTTCGATCTGGGCGCCAAGATCACAAACCACCGCATCTAATATTGATAACTCAACCCAAATCAATACAAGTGGCAGCAATCAAGATTCATTGAAGAGCTTTCATAGGGCCTTTGCACCTCCCGTCTTCTCAAGCTAAAAAACCCTGTCCCGATTTCTCAGGACAGGGTTCGTGGAGTGAATCAGACTAACCCTGTGCCAACTTGGCAAAGTAGCTCAGAGTCTCTTCATCATCTTCCTCTTGTTGCGCAACCTGCGGTTCCGGTGCACTCACAGGTTCAGGGGCTGGGGCAGACTTAGTAACCGGTGCGTCTGCAGTGTCACCCTGGTATGAATCCGCCAGAACCTCATCACCCAAGACCTCATGGAGTTTCTTGGAGAGTTCGGCATAGGTCTTGAAGGAATTCGGATCAATGAACTCCTTCAGTGAGTGAAGTGAATCGTAAACCTTCTCAAGCCTACCTTCATCACCACCATGAAGTTCGGAGACCGATTCAAACTCAGACTTGTCATAGTTTCGGTAACCCTCGAAGTTACGAATCTTGAGCTTGAAGTTTGCACCCGTCCAGAAGTCGAATGGATTGACCGGTTTCTCATCTTGAAACTGCGGCTGCATCACATCCATGATCTTGTCCATGATCTTCTTACCATATTTGTACAGAAAGACCTTACCTTCATTCTCAGGATTCGCCGGGTCACTCAGGACCAAGATGTTAGAGACATGATGGAGTCGGCGCTTACGAGCACGAGCAATCTCCTTGTCTTCTTCACGTCCAGAGTTCCAGAGCTTGGAGTTGAGTTCACTGACCGGATCATTCTGCCCGATCGTAGTCAAACTCTTTTCGATATACCACCGACCAGTGGAGCCCTTGAAACCATGGTCCCAATAGCGAACCCATGGAAGATCTTCACCTTCTGGTGCCGGCAAGAATCGAATCACAGCGTAGCCATTACCCGCCTTATCGACTTGTGGAGCCCAGATACGATCATCACCGTAACTGACCTTTGAGTTTTCAGTACCCGCAGCAGCAAGGAGTTTATCAATTGCAGCTGCCCGATTTTGTTTTAGTTTATCAAACGACATATGTTTTGTGTATCTTAGTATGTTTTGTTTTCAGTCTATATCCCTGGGGGACGTTGGATATTATAACAGAAATGGCACCTTATGTGAACACTTTTATGAGATTTTGTTTTGCCTTTGTTATGTCTATCCAACGTCCCAGGAATGGTTTGTAGTTTTCAACCAGATCAAAGGTCGATTTGAGCATCCCCAGGGGATCACCCATGGTCTTCCTCAGGTCTGGAATGAAATTTACAAGAGTATCTATCACAGCCATAGTCTCAATGGAGGCGGATAGAATGGGTGGCGCCCCGTTAGGACTGCAGTAGGACGATCGGAAAAGTCCGTCAAATCTGTTCATACCACCCTTGCCATCAGAATCGCTCAGGGACGATTCTAGCGATCGTAGTTCCTTGAGGAATCGGTAAGAGAAAGTCTCTAGGATCGTCCTCAGGCGATCGTAGTGGTCCTTGGTCATATCACCCACCCAGAGCTTGGGTGATCCGTACACTGCGTTTGCGACGCAGTATTTCATCAATTCCTCTTCCCTTGGGATGATACGAGCCAGTTTCTCAAAGAAATACCGGTCACGCCGACCCTCGTACGATGCGGGACGAGACGCAGCTGTCTTAAAGTTGTACTTAATGGCATCATAGGACCCATTGAAATGCAACTTGACTGCAGTGAAAATGCAATATGCTTGGTATCCATTCACGAGACTGTTGGCAATATCTTCTCACTTTTAAGAAAGGAGACCAGAGCATCCTCCTGTTTCCGTTCAGCGGGAGTCATCTTCGATCTGCGTTTCACGATTTGCTTTTTCGTCAATCGTACTGCTCTTGGGTCATTTGGTCCTAGTATCATTATTCCGTAGGATTCAGTTCATTTCTCTTCAGCAACCCAAGTGACCTTTTTGGTGTATGTGATGCCACTGATAGTGATGCTAGTCACTTCTTCGGGAAGGCTCTCAAGGATTTCTGGGTTGTTGTTGGGTTTCGATTTTTCATACCCATTGACCCATGTTCCCTCACAGATCTCTGCATTGTCACAAATCTCTGCATTGCCACAAATCTCTGCATACCCAAAGACCACTGCATCCCCAGTGACCTTTGCATCCCCAGTGACCTTTGCATACCCATAGACCTCTACGTCATCACAGACCTCTGCATCCCCAGAGACCTCTGCATCCCCAAAGACCTTTGCGTTCCCAGAGACCTTTGCATACCCATAGACCTCTACGTCATCACAGACCTGTGCATTCCCATAGACCACTGCATCCCCATAGACCTTTGCATTCCCAAAGACCTTTGCATACCCAGAGACCACTCCACACCCAGAGACCTTTGCACACCCAGAGACCTTTGCATACCCAGAGACCTCTGCATTTTCATAGACCATCGCATTCCCAGTGACCACTGCATTCCCATAGACCTCTGCATTCTCAAAGACCCATGCACACTCATGGACCACTGCATTGCCAGAGACCTTTGCATTCCCAGAGACCTTTGCATCCCCACAGACCTGTGCATTATCAGAGAGCCAGCAATTGCCTTCCTGATCCAAGTTCTTCTCGGACTCAATGAATCCACCAAGGTCACCCTTCTTGATATCACTGAAATCCTTCAGAGCACGAATGCGCTTCAGGTAAGGAACTTCGGGATGAGTTTCATTTATGATTTCGTATTTTCTCATATCAGTAAAGTGTGTTCAGTGGTTTCTTTCCCTTGATTCGATTCCGTTGGATAGATTCTGCCTCGATCTTGACCTTCAGTGGTCCATCGATCATCTTGCTAATGTCTTCTGGTTCAATGTCATGCTCCTCACAGATCTGCATTAGTGCCTCTACGTATGTGAGACCATCTGCCCTAACAAGGAACTCAACCTTCTCGATGAGCCTTTGTTTGGTGATTGCAATTTCCATTTCAATATGCATTTGTTTCTCTTGGGGGTCAATCATTATAGTCCTCGATTTGTAATGACACGTTGAATGATGCAGTTCTCATTAATCCGGCCATTTGCTTTCTTTTTCTTGGTGGTGAGTTTGTCGACCATCTTCTCAATCTGTTTGGCAGTCCGGGCATTGATAACAGGTAGAACATCATTGGGTTTGCGCAGAGTGATCTCATAACTCGAGTTCTCGTCGAATCCCTTGAGTGAACATCCCTTGATAGAGAACCCATCAACCCCAGCAGAGTGATAGACCATCAACTTCTTGTATTTGGTATTGAAAATGTAAAGGTGCTGTGAACCCGGAATCGTGATCGGATTCACGGATTCCAATCCATATTCTTTTGAATTTACTGCATATTTCAGTGTCTTGATCTGCCGATCAGCCGATTGAACTCTCTTCTGCCGAGGCTTTCTAGCAACCTTGGGTTTCTCCCAACTCTGCACTGCCTTGAACATCTCCTGAAGAGCCTTGATTCTACTCTTGAGTGCGGGCTTATTCAGATAAGCAAATCCCTCCACGAGTTGGTCATCTTCTCCACTGAATGCCTCCCAGTATTCATCATGGCACCTTTTGATCCATTTCAGGATTGGTTCATGGTATCGTTTTTCAGTCTTTAGATCATCCAAGGTAGAAGACAGATCGATCTTACGAATCTTAGTAGCGGTATTCGTGGTCCATGAGTCGATCAAACCCTCGAGTTCACAGAGAAGTGCCTGGACCTTATTCTTGGCAATCTTGTCGAAATCCACGACTGGGCGTTTTGGTTTTTCATCATTCACCGCTGGTGCCTCAGCCTTGGTGAGTCGAACATGCTTCAGAGCATTGTCGATCATATCACAGACTCGATTCACGA